TAGAATAAATTTGTGATTGCGTTAATGTTCTTGGAGCACTTGGAAGGAATTGAGGTGTGGCAGAATAGGATGCATTTAGTTTATCTACAAATAATACTCCAGCATTATCATCATTCTGAAAAGCAGCATCATTTACGCCGGCAAAAGTTCCCTTTGGATTTGCTGGTGTACAAAAATATGGTAAGTCGGGTGAATAATAATTAGGTAGTTTTAATGTTTTAGATGTTTCGGTGATTCCAATTAATCCACTATTAATATGATTTTGATTTAAATCATCAATAACCAAAATAAAATATTTTGGTCCATATAAATCAGGTATAGAAAACGCTTGGTTACCATTAACTAATATATTTTGAACAGGAACTCTAAATCCAAGAACCCAACCTAATGTTTGATTAACTGCCATTGTGCCAGGATTAACACATTGAGCGAATACGTTATTAGAACTATCTTGTGGTTGACCACTACACGTTAGATTAGCAGTGGAATCAAAAAATACTAGTACTGAACTACTATCAATTGTTAAAATAGTACTATTATAATTATATGTTGCTCCATATAAATTAAATACTAACTTACCATTGTTGGGATTAATATAAACCGGTACAGTAGGTGTTACCGGAATTAATGAGATTGGCTGAATACCTGTGATATCTATTCCGGATGCCTGAATGCTATTAGTTAATGCGGTAACAATAGTTGTAGGCGTATAGTTACCCGGCTCTATAGTTATTATAATATTTACTGGATTAGATGCATTGTCTGGATTTGGAATACTTATCCAAAGACAAGTATTGCCATATTGAGTATCAATTGCATACCAAGTATATGGTATTGCAAAGGAATATAATCGTAAAGAGAGAACATTTAGTAATGGCTCAGATAAATCTAGTGTATAATCAGTAGAAGACTCGGTTTGACCAGAAGATTGTCTATATTGACTATCTAATACAATAATTCGCGAGGTAACGTTCTTTAAATTAGGATTTAATACATCTTGTGCAATAGAAACATTATGTGTATTTGAAACGCCAAGTTGTTCTCTATTCATAGGAACATGATTATTATTAAATACTTTAATTTTTTGCTTTCTATCAGTAACCTTATCTCTTTGAATTTTATCTCGTTGTTTTAACACTTGGTTATTGTACCAAGCCGAAGATTGTTCTCTTGCAGAATCTAACTCTGCTGTAATAGGGTCATCATCGTTATTATCTAACTGGTCTACATAATCAAGGAGCGTTTCTTTAATCTCGCGAAAAAAAGTCACCATATCTGGTTTATTCTCTCTAGTAAATTGTTCAATATAATAATCGCATGTGTCGGTTATGTTAGTTTCGTCTGGTCTATCTAAATCAAGAATCATTAATAATTCAGAAATACTATAATGTTCAATGTTCGTATCAATAGTTTGAGGCATATTTATTATTATATATTGTAGAGTATTATTTTATATTAAAATCAGGGTGGTATGTTTAGTGCTGGGTAGTGCTCTTTTTTCAGTTCCTTTTTTTCAGCGGGTTTTGTGTCTAAATTGGCGTCCGGAAAGGCATCTAAATTGGTGTCGGATTTTAAACGAAAATGGTTTTTAAATATAGTTATAAGTTCATCTTTTATGTTTGTATCAGAACAGACAGAGTGGCGCAATAGTTTATCTGGAACAGTAGTGATTCCTGAGCCACGCTTTAAATGGGTTTTTTCTTTAAATAGAATATGGTCTAATATATTTACTAGGGGTGTATTATAATGTTTTAATATTGTTCTATCTATCCTATAATTGCTTTTATAAATATATCTGTTATAATTACCATTATCATAGACATAGTATTTATCTATTTGAAGATAATTATGAATAAGTCCGATTCCTTCTATTTTATTACGACTATTATTCATTTCTATTACAAATAAAAGTGAATTCGGCGATATTCTAGAGGATAATGGTAGTGGCGAACAATATATACATCCTGGTAGTTTTCTTTTCTCTCTATAAGAACAATTTTCATCCCAGGTTTGCTTATTAAATCGTGTAGATGCTATTGTTATCATTATATCTTAGTGGAGTGGGTATTCTAGTTATCTCTGGTTAGAGTTAGAGTATTTACGTATCAATTTTATTTTTTATTTTGATAGTATTAATATATTGTATGCAAACTATTACATCTATCTCTCGTAACTTCAATAATAAGACCCTTAAACGAATCGTAAATGTTTATCAGATGAAATATAAAAATGGGATTGCACAAGGGTTAGGTGATTATATACGCGGTTGTTTTTGCCTTTTACAAATATGCGCGATGTTAGGGTTAAGTTTTGATATGGATTTAACAAATCACCCGATGTCAAAATATTTGCTGAAAGATGATAGTTGGGAAAAATATGATATTAGTTATAATGAGGTCTCTAGATATGAAAATGTTAATTATATTCCGATTAATTCAAAAACGTTTATAAAAAATTCATTAGAATTCTTTACTGAATTTATAATTAATTTAAATTCTATGAATAGTGGCGAAACTAGTGACGGAGATATATTTTATATATTCTGCCATAGTTTTCCAATATTTGACATTAAGGATACTGGTCGTAAATTTATTCTCAGTAAACTATTACCGAATGAATTAATGCAGAATAAAATAACAGAAACCTTAAATACTGTTAACTTGATTAAAAAGAGGTTTGCTGTGATTCATATCAGAAGTGGTGATAAATATTTATTAAATAACGGCAATCTCAACTCATATGTTGTTAAAAAGATTATAGGTATATTATCAAAAAATATGAAACCAGGAACAAAGTATTTGATTTTGAGTGACAATAATCAGATTAAATTACTATTAAAACGAACATTTCCTGAGGTTGTTATTAGACTATCTAAAATAGCACATTTAGGTGAATCTAAAAATCCAGACGATGAATCTGTTATGGAAACTCTTCTTGATTTTTATTTAATGTCTAATGCATTTCAAATTATAAGTTTTTCACCTTATAATTGGGGCTCAGGATTTAGTCAATGGTGTAGCGTTTTATATAATATCCCATATACTCAAATACAAGTATTAGATAGGTTATCATAATAACATCTGTTTAAAATTTATTTTATTTGGGTCTCCACCAACATGGAAATTATGGCTACCATGAAAGTATTTTATTCTATCATACTTCATATAATTATTTGGACAGAAGTAATATAATGCTTCTCCCCAAAGTGGTAAATCACCCCAGCGGAATATGTATATGTAATCCATCGCTTTAACTTTTTCAATATATTTTTGTAGTAATACGTTTTCTCTCAATCTTTTTAAATTTAAACCGAAAACATTCGTATAAGGGCCAGAAGGTCTATGGGGTATTATTTGTGTTTTACTTTGAAGTTTTGGGTTAGTATTTGTGGTTTCTTTAATAAATCGTTGTGTAAATTTATTTAATCCGTGTGTAACAAAGTCCTGGTCTCTTGTCCAAGCACCATAAATGGCTGCTTTACTTTGAAGAACATAGAATAGTTCCGGAATATTAAATTCAATAGTACAATCTTCATCTATCCTTATAATTAAGTCATACTCCTTGACGTAGTGCCAAAAATCTACAAACCAAAAAGAGCACATATGCCGATAATTTAATCCAAATGATGAGGTTGGTTCAAATATAGATATTTCTCTCTTTGATTTTTTAAATGCATGTTCTTTTATGCATATAAATATAAGATTAAGTGTTGGTGTAAATTTAGATATATACTTCTGGTGAGGTTCTGATATATTTCCTTCATGAAATATTACTATGTCTATGCCTTGAAGAGAGCCTATATTATTTTCAATATAAACATTGCGTTTAATAAGAGTATTATATTGATATAGATTTTGATAACCGCGGGTCAAAACAGTAACGGCAATTTTTTGTTTATTTGTGGGATTTGAGTTAGAAACTTGTTCAGAGTCATTCATATAACATTATGGGTTTTAATAAAACTCATAATTTTACTAATTTTACTAATTTTACTAATTATAACTAACTGATTCAAAAATAATATCATAATATAGTATAATGAATACTCGTAATAAGTTATTTGTTTTATTAGGATTTATTTTAGTATCCTTAATATTTGGTCAATTATTTACTTATAGAGAGGGAATAGTTGCAACAAGGCGCGATGATGTAATGGTAATAGTAGCAGATAAAAGTATTAGCGATAAAGTAAAAATAGATATTATAAATTTAATAGATGTACAAGACCCTAGATATACATCTATATTGAAAAACGCAAAATTCACACCATCGCAAAAGGTCGTTAAATTATCTGCGTTAGCAAATACTGCGCCCTTATAATTTTCTAAGCCAAAACCTCTACGACTTTATCTTCCAAACATTGATATCTTGGCTTATTCATCTGCTCTACAAGGATTGACCAAGGACTACACCCCTGAAGAGCATCCATACCCTTCTCGCAGAACAAGTTTAGTAGTGCAGGACTAAACCCAGACATCATACTCACATTCTTTTGAGAAGAAAGGCTTGGGAAGCCACTAGTAGACCGTAGGTTCCAGAAAAGGATATGTGGTGGCTTGAATGGTTTTCCCCAAAGTCTAACGCCAGTCTCAGAATACTTTCGCTCCATAGACTCGTAGAATGACTCCATATTTGATGGGGCTTTAACAGTCGGGTCATCAATCTGCATGTCTGAGAAGATAGCAAGAATCATACCCTCAACCTGGTCAGGTGTCAACTGCTTCTCAACGATAGCATCAAGAATACGGTCAAACGCACCATGGAAGTTAGTAGAGTAACCGACCTCACCATTTTGTAGAACACGAATCATATCTAAAAAATTATCGCATCCATCCAAATTATGCCATGTAGGATTTGTACTAAATGACATAACCCGCTTACCGAGGATAGACTTCTCAGCGACACGACAACCAAGTGCCATGGCACAGTCAATGGGGTCGCCATTCATGGAGCCAGAAAAGTCCAACATAGCAACCATTGGTCCAAGTTCGCCGGTCTGACTACTATTATCACGCCACTGGGAGTTTAGTAGGTCAATCTCCGTTTGAATGTCCTTTTCTCTAATAGAACGCCTGATGAGGTCGCGCGCCTGAATAGTGAATGTATTCAGACCCATGCGCTTACCCTTCATTTCTACCTCACCGGCTGCTGCCTTCTTAATACGGTCAGTAAAATTCTCAGCGCACTGAACACGGTCATCATTTTCAGACCGTTGAGTGCCATCCTTCTTCTTATTCAAGAAGGCGGTCTTCTGCTTAGAAATCGTAATAGATGTTGTCTTACTATGGTCAATCTTTGACCAAGTTCCAGCACACTGGTGAATCTGAGTAGTATCAAGTTGACGGTTCATATCAGCAAGGAGTTTACGAAACGACATCTTCGCCTTATTTATAGCACGGTCAATTTGCAAATTGGTCTTTGCAGTACGAATATAATTATTAAAATACATAATCGCGAGTTCATTAAAAATCCAACCAAATCGTTGAGACTTTGAGCGTGGAACCCACTTAGCAACAAGCGACTTTTTCTCTGAAATTGTATCTGTCCTAATTTGCTCAATGATAAGTTTAAATGCATGTTGCATAAGCGGGTCAGAAACGCTGATGCCCTTAGACTTACAGTAATTACAAAAATACTTAATATCCTTCCAAGAGCCATAAGGGTGCCCATCCGAAGAAACAAACTGACTCAGAACAAACCGAGCCAGTTCGGGATAAAACTCATTCCAAACAAGAACCTGCATATATGCAAGTGCATACTCACCCTTACCATCAATAATATCACGAGTATGTCCGACCATTTTATATGCTACCGTCATTAACTCCACAAACTTTTCTCTTGAGATTTTAACATTACTAGTTAGATTCGTTAATAGATTCCTTAGCATAGTTGCATGTTGTTCAATCTTATCTGCATCGCATCTAGTAAATTGAAAACTCAATTGAAGTATTTTTTCCTGAAAATCGTTAGACCATGAATATTCCGCCTGTCCCTTTTCGCCGATTTGCCTTGGTGTGTGTGAGTCAAGAGCGTCTATAAGTGCTGCCATGATTACATAAATTGCAGGGACACCTTTAAGTTGTTTTGCGATATGTTCTTTTCTTATTAGTCCGTATGGTCTTAAGATAAATGCGTTTTGTATGATTATGCCCTCGGGTAGGTGATGTGTTTTTATCAGCATCTGTTTTTTCATAAAAAATAATAAAAATTTCATTTAGGTCTTGAAACATTGAAATAGATTGTTCTAATGGTATTGCGTCTATATTTTGTATTGAGTTTAAAAAACTGTTCTCGGTAGCATGATTTGGGTTTTGGTTTGGGTTGCTGGGTTTCTTTAAAAAGTGTTGAATATCTGATGGCTCTAGATTAATGTTATACTTCAATATAGATAATATGGTATACTGTTTATCTGACACTTTATAGTTTTTTTTAAGTATTCCAATAATTTCTTCTCGTGAAATATAATTTGGGTCTTTTAATAAGAGAGTTTCTTTTTTAACCTTCTCAACGTCATTTTCTTTATTCACATAAATATAATTAAAATTTATATATGTGATGTCCTCTGAATAAAATGCTTTATAGTTTTCATCTAAAGACTCAAATTCTTCTATCCATTTCATATCTAAATCAAATTGAGAGTCATCTGTATTTATGTCATTTGTTTGTTCATCCATATTGAATTATACTACTAGATGTCAATATAATTCAATAATAATTCTAACGTGTTTAATATTCATCATAATATGTGTATTCCACATCATCTTCTAAAAATGATTCATAAAATGGCATTTCATATAATTGGCCATATGCGCCATCTCCATTCAAATCATCGTAATCTTTTTTATATGTATCCCAACGTCTTAACATTCCTCCGATTATATTATTTGCCCGAAAATTAAGGGGTTCTTCTGGCTCATCATTCGGCGTGTTACTGTCTACTATTATATTACCATTGTTATATCTATATCTAACCCAACCAGATGGTACTACGTCGTCATCAACAGAGGTGTTATCGGATTCTTTAAGAGTTGCGTCCTTAAAGTTTAAATTAGTTGACATATTTTTATCTTCATATGATGAAACATGGATTAATTCTGGAAAATCCGAATCTTTTAGTTCTATTATGGGTGCCTTCTTTTCTTTAAATTCTATAGTACTAGGATATCTACCTTGTTGATAATTTTGATTGCGTTGTTGTAGTTCTCTTGGTTTTCGTTCACTCTTAAACATATTACTCATGCTTCTTATGTGCTAATATACCGCCTATAATTATATAAATTTGATGACATTTCTTTAAGTTGTTTATAATATTGTATAATCGGCTCCTGCATAGATACTAATATTATTGAACAGGGTTTAAAGACTTACTAATAAGTAGTATTATCTCCTAACAGCAATTCGTATTTTCTTACTGCCGTCTAAAATCGTAGATGTTAATCTACCGAGTTATATATTTTTATGGGAGATAGCACCAATTTTGTGGGGAATGTGGTTTACACCTTTTCGCATTTTGAATAAGAAAAGGTGTAAACCATGTATTGTATTGTATTGTATTGTATAAAATGTTTTTGTTTTGACTTAAACATTTTATATATTTATATATCTATATGTCTAATAATAGTAACAATGATTATGATTATGATGATGGCCTTTTTCAAATACTTTTAAATGACGTAATAAACGTTAATAACTTAATTAATAGTAATCTCAATAACTACGATGCAAGTGTAAATACTATGTTTAATAACAATATTGGGTTTAATAACAATATTGGGTTTAATATAAATGAATTAATCAACTATAATGCGAACAACAATGATGATGATGACATGCCTCCATTAATTCCTATTAATAATTTCTATGAAAATGAGTCAACTGCATCTCAAAGAGTTTTAAATGAAAGTTTATATGATAGAAATCCTATACGGCATGTCATTACTGATGATATTAAAAACTCTCTCATTCCTATCAAATTTAAAGACTTAGAAGATAAAGAAAATAACAACAAGTGTTCAATAACCATGGACCCATTTAATGATGACGATGATATAATACAATTACCATGCTCCCATTGTTTTTTAGTTGAACCTATTATGCAGTGGTTAACTGAAGAAAATTGTGTTTGTCCTATATGTAGATATTGTTTTGAATCAACGGAAAAAAAAACTTTATCAGATGCTATATCAGACGTTGTATCTGAATCAGAATCTAACGTAGATATGGATATTTCTGACGATGAAATACAGCCAAATAATAATTTATTAAGCGGACATAATATGATGTTTTCTCAACTTATTCATAACTTATTATCCGACGACGAGTATTATGAAAATATTCCTATGTCCAACATTGGTCCACCATCAACTAGCCCAGACTTATGTATAGACTAAATATCATCTACATTAATCTCCTCCATATCATGTTCTGTTGTCTCCATAATAGACTCTAGAGATATCTGTTTATTATTCGGTCCCTTCAATTCATCCATTAAACTATTATACTCATCTTCTCTTATATTATCAGTAAATTCTACCTCGTTATCATCAGCGCCCGATACATTAGAGAATGTATGGTCTCGTGATATAAAATCATTGAATCCGCCAAGCGTTTTTAAACGCTCTTTATCTAGGTCGCTATATACTTCAAGCAAATCGCATTTTTCTAGACTCTTACCATCCCCTGATTTACTTGATTCAAAATCTCTACCACCAACTAGAACCCATTTTCCATTACAAATCGCATTATCTCGCTTCCCTCTACCACGAAATTTACCACGAATAATACAAAGACGTTTTTGCCCATCTTTACACATTACATGACACATTCCATTTCCTAGATTAGCAACAACCTGAGCATAATACTCATATTCACTTTCAGAGAAACGAGTTTTTAAATTTACCTGCTTTGAAGATGTTTCATATTTGCGAG